ACTTAACGAGTTTAAGTCTAGAGAACAAGAGTTAATAGTAGAGGCTACGCAAAATAGAACCGACTATAAAGCTCCTAAATCTCCAGAAGAACTAGAAGAGTTTAAAAATAACTATCCTGATGTGTATGAAGTTGTAGAAACTGTTGCTCATATGCAATCTGAGTCTAAAGCAAAAGTTCTAGAAGAACGCCTTAGTAAACTCCAAGAACGCGAGACACAGTTAATACGACAAGATGCAGAAAAGACATTAATGGACAGACATCCTGATTTTGAAGATATCAGAAACAGCGATGACTTTCATGGATGGGCAAAGGAACAACATTCATCTATCCAAGCTTGGGTATATGATAATAATGACGATGCCAGTTTAGCCTCACGTGCCCTTGATTTGTTTAAAAAAGATTTTGGGATAGAAACAACGACTAAGTCATCTTCTAAAAAACCGACAAGACAATCTGCTGCAGATATGGTCTCCACTAAAACAACTAGTGTAGAACCAAACCAACAGAAAGTCTGGTCACTAAAGGAGATAGAAGCTATGTCTGTAGCAGAATTTGATAAGTTCGAAACGGAAATATCAGATGCTATGCAGAACGGGTTAATATCACAGTAATTATTAAATTTAACTTAAAAGGAGAAAATCATGGCTCAATTTTTTGAACCGAGTACTGATACAAACGCCAACTTTGGCAACTCCGTGACAGGACAAACTAATAGTTTCTTCCTACCTTCGGTTTATTCTAAAAAGGTAATGAACTTTTTTAGGAAAGCCTCAGTAGTAGAAGCTATCACAAACACCGACTATGCCGGTGAGATATCCTCTTTCGGAGACTCAGTAAAGATTATAAAAGAACCAGTTATTTCAGTGTCAGATTACACAAGAAATAGCGACACAACTGAAACTAGACTAACAGACCAAGAAATTTCTTTGGTTGTTGATAGTGCTAAAGCTTTCAAATTCATCGTTGATGATATTGAAACTAATATGTCACATGTCAACTTCAAAGAGATTGCTTCTTCATCAGCTGCTTATGCATTGAAAGATTCATATGACGCTGCTGTATTAGCAACTATGTTTGCGGGTTGTTCAGCTTCATCACCTAATCACATTTTAGGTGCCGACAATGCTACTGATTTAGCAGCCGGTACTTTTGATGGAACAGGTAACCTAGATATTGGTTTTGGTTCTAGCGAACACGACCCACTAGACCTAATGGGTAGAATGGCAAGACTATTAGACGAACAGAATGTACCTGAAGAAGGTAGATGGTTTGTTGCAAGTCCTGACTTCTATGAGATATTAGGACAATCTAGCTCTAAATTACTATCTGTCGACTATAATGGTGGACAAGGTTCTATTAGAAATGGACTAGTATCAAGTGGAAAATTACGTGGATTTGATATGTACAAGTCAAACAACATTGCTGCAACATCTAATGCTGCTGGTAAATGTATGGCTGGTCACATGTCTTCAACTGCTACTGCTAATACTATTCTTTCAACAGAAGTATTGAGAGACCCAACATCGTTTGGTGATATAGTTAGAGGCTTACATGTTTACGGTGCGAAAGTACTTAGAGACGAAGCCTTAGTAAGTGCATTCTACGGCATTGACTAAATAGAATTGGGAGGTGTCAAAGCCTCCCTTTCTTTTTAACACATAAATTTTACAGAGGTAAATAATATGACAATCGAAAATATAAGAGATACTGGACGTAACTCAGCAAGAACAGTTGATGTTCGTATATTAGCTGAAAAAATTCAGAAACCTTCAGACACTGAAGCAGTAGTTGCAGCTAATGTAATTACAGCAGCAGAGTCAGGCACTCGTTTTGTAATGAATGTAGCAGCAGCTAAAGTCTCAACTCTACCAGCTCCAGCAGCAGGTTTAGAGTATTGGTTTTATGTTGGAGCAACAGAACCTACAGGTACTCATACAATAGTAACAGCATCAAGTGCTAATATTATTGTGGGTAACGTATCTTCTCCGGAAGATGCAGCAGGTAGTGTAGCTACAGTTACAGATGCAGATACTATTTCGTTAGTAGCTAGTAAAGCTGTTCATGGAGATTTTGTCCATGTATGGTCTGACGGCACTAACTGGTATCTAAACGGACAGTGTAAAGTTCAAGACGGAATTACAACAACTCAAGCGGGTTAGTAATATAGTCTACGGTATTAACTGATACCAACCGGAGGAGTTTTAGGATTCCTCCCCTATTTAAAAAAAGGAGATAATATGAAAAGTAAAAAAACAGTAATGAAAAAAGATGGTAATGCTGCAGCTAGAAGAGAGCCGATGCAGTATGGTGGCATGGCTAAAAAGAAAATGATGGCAGGTGGTCGTATGAAGTATAAAGACGGTGGTGCAATGCCAAAAGCCAAACCTTGCTAATATGAAAGGCGTAAAACATTATAAAAAAGATGGAACAGAACATAAAGGCACTTCTCATAAAATGCCTAATGGAGATTTACATACAAATAAATCACACACTAAAACAAGTGTAAAACTTTTCCACTTGAACGAACTAGGTAAAAAAGCAAAACTAAAAGCTAAAGGTAAATAATAATGGCTACAACATATTTAGATTTAACAAATGAAGTACTAAGAGAATTAAACGAAGTTGTTTTAACTTCTGGTAATTTTAGTGCTGCTACAGGTATACAAGCATTTATAAAAGATTCAATTAATAAATCTATATTTGATATAGCTAACGAAGAACCACAGCTACCTTTTTTCTCAGCAGGAGCTAGTGGAGGCACAGACCCTTTTTACGGGAATGTAACTGTCGCATCGGTGGCAGGAACTAGATGGTATACGCTTAAAGCAGATAGCTCTAGTATAACAACTGATTATTCATCAGTAGACTGGGATGATTTCTATTTAACAACAATAAACGTGAGTGGAGAAACTACTCCTTTTGTTTCTAGAGGTTTAAAATTTTTAACACTAGCAGACTGGAAAAGATATTATAGAGATAGTGAAAATGCAGATGACGCAGAAGGTTCAGATGCTTCTCACGGAGAACCTGCATATGTTATTAAAAGTCCAGACCACAGAAAGTTTGGATTAAGTCCTATCCCTGATAAAGTTTATAACGTACATTTTTATGCTTTTGCAAAACCTGTAGCCTTATCAGCTTATGATGATTCTATTGTTATGCCAGAACAGTATAGCAATGTTATAACAGCACGAACAAGATATTACGTGCACCAATTTAAAGAAAATATTCAACAAGCAGCTTTTGCACTTGATGAGTATAAAAAGAATATGAAGACTATGAAATCTAATTTAATTAATCCTAGTCCTAAATACATGACAGACGACAGGACTTATTTCTAAATGGCAGCAAGTCAACCATTTTCAGTAGCTTTAGTTGGTGGACTTGTTAAGTCTACTAACTCTTCAGCGTTGCTTAAGACACCCGGAGTTGCTACTAAGTTAAGAAACTTTGAAGTATCTGACGAAGGTACTTATAGAAGAATAAATGGATTTACTTTGTTTGGAGATACGTTACCTAATTCTTCAGAAGACATAGAAGGTTTAGTAGTTTATGCAGATGGTTTAATAGCTGTAGCAGGAAACGATGTATTCTTTAGTCAAGACGGAGAAAGTACTTGGTTACAATTAAATAAAGAAAGCGTTGCATCAGGCGGAGATAACTATTCTGCCTTTACTGGTAGAGGAGAATTATCTTTAACAGGTGTAGACCAATGTGAGTTTGCTATTTTTGAAGGTCCGTCTGAATATGGTGAAGTAGTTATAACAGATAAGAGTGGTAATAATAAACCTTTCTTATTTAAAATGACTGGGTCAAGTGCAGACGTAACTGCTAGAACTTTCTTTACAAGTCAGATAACTATTAGTGGTGATACTACAGCTAAGTTTTGTACAATACATGACCAGCATTTAGTAGTAGCTGGAGACCCTAGTACACCTAACACAATTTATTATAGTAGTACTAATGACATAGATAGCTTTAGTGGTTCTGGTGCAGGTAGTATTACTTTAGAAGATAAAGTAGTCGGATTAAAAAGTTTTCGTAATGAACTATTTATATTTTGTCGTAACTCAATATTTAAACTACAGAACATAAACAACGCTAGTACTATTGCAGTTGTACCTGTTACTAAAAACGTAGGTTGCTTAGACGGTCAAACAATCCAAGAGATTGCTGGTGACCTTATATTCTTAGCACCCGATGGATTTAGAACAGTTGCTGGTACATCAAGAATTGGTGACGTTGAGTTAGGTACAATTAGTCAAGCTATACAGCCAATAATAAATGAGATTGCTAATGCTTCTGATTCATTACAATTTAGCAGTGTTGTACTAAGAAATAAATCACAATACAGAATGTTTTATAGTACTACCTCAAGTAGTCAGTTTACTGGAAAAGGTATTATAGGGACACTAAGAGCTAACGGATTTGAATGGTCTGAAATATTAGGAATACAAGCACCTGCTATTACATCAGGATTCAATAGTTTAGGAGTAGAAAAAGTATTTCATGGTGATAGAGACGGTAAAATTTATAACCATAACACAGGTAACAGTTTTAACGGTACAAATATTGAAGCAGAATATCAATCACCTGATTACGATTATGGTGACTTAGGAACTTTAAAAACTTTAGACTATGTTAAACTTGCCTTTACTCCGGAAGGAGATTGTCAACCATCACTTAGAGTTAGATTTAACTATGACAGTTTAGATACACCACAACCTGCTGACATAGTTTTAAACGAGATACCACAACCTGCTATTTTTGGAACAGCTATTTTTGGAACTGAAAAGTTTGGAGCAACCGAACAGCCTTTAGTACAACAGAATTTGACAGGTAGTGGACACAGTAATTTTTTTAAAGTCTTTAGTAACGACACTAAAGCACCATATTCAATTAACGGACTATACGTAAATTATAGACCATCAGGAAGAAACTAGGAGATATTTATAAATGGCTACTTATGTAAGACAGAGTTCATTCAGTGACGGAGATACAATCACATCGGCTTTATTCAATAATGAATTTAACCAATTAGTTAATGCATTTAACGCAAGTTCAGGACATACCCATGACGGCTCTACAGCTGGTGATGGTGGACCAATTTCTAATTTATTTAGTAATGCTTTAGTATTTGGTACAAATGCCAATATAGATGTTGCTATAACATTTAACGCCACAACAAACGATGGTGTTTTAACATGGATGGAAGATGAGGATTACTTTAAATTCTCAGATGACTTATTAATAGACTCTACAGAAAAGGTACAGTTTAGAGATACAGGATTATATATTTATTCTAGTGCTGACGGACAGCTTGATATAGTAGCCGATACAGAAGTCCAGATAGCTGCAACTACAATAGACATAAACGGTAACGCAGATATCTCTGGTAACTTAGGTATAGGTGGTAATCTAACTGTAACAGGTACTACAACTTTTAACGGTGGTACACTTACTTTAGGTGACTCAGCAGCTGACAATGTTGTCTTTGGAGCTGACGTAGACTCTAACATTATACCAGACGATGACGGTGCATATGACCTTGGTAGCTCTACACAAGAGTGGAGAGACTTATACATAGACGGTACAGCACATATAGATACTTTAGATGTAGATGTAAATGCTACTATCGCAGGAACTCTAGGTGTTACAGGCGTACTAACAGGTACAAGCTTAGACATCTCTGGAGACATTGATGTTGATGGTACAACTAACTTAGATGTTGTTGATATAGATGGAGCTGTTGACATGGCTACTACACTTGCTGTAGCAGGTAACGTAGACTTTAACGGTGACTTAGATGTTGATGGTACTACTAACCTTGATGTCGTGGACATTGACGGTGCTGTAGATATGGCTACAACTCTTGCAGTTGGTGGTGAAATAACAGCAGCAAGTTTAGATATATCAGGAAACGTAGACATAGACGGTACACTTGAAACAGATGCACTATCTTTAAACGGAACAACAGTTACAAGTACAGCAGCAGAACTTAACATCCTTGATGGTGTTACTTCAACAGCTGCAGAACTTAATATCCTAGATGGCGTTACAGCTACAGCTACAGAACTAAATCTTATAGATGGAGTAACTAGTACAACTGCAGAACTAAACATCTTAGATGGCGTTACAGCTAGTGCAGCAGACATAAATTTAATAGACGGTATAACTAACGGAACAGTTATAGCAAGTAAAGCAATTGTTACAGATGCTAACATAGACATTACTGGTGGTAGAAACATTACTATTAGTGGTGAGTTAGACGCTGCAACCTTAGACATATCAGGTAATGCAGACATTGATGGTACTTTAGAAGCCGATGCAATTACTGTAAATGGTACAGCTTTGGCAAGTGTTATTGCTGGAACTACAGTAAACACTGCTACAGTAGCTACAACAGTTACTATTACAGATAACGAAAACACAAACGAAAACAACGCAATTATCTTTACAGCCGGTGGAGACTTAGACGGTGGTAACTTAGGCTTAGAGTCTGATGGTGATTTAAAATACAACCCAAGTACAGGAACTCTTTCTGCTACTAATATTTCTGTTAGTGGTACACTTAGTACTGTAGACTCAGTTACTATGAGTGCTAACAATGCTGTTGTATTTGAAGGTGCTACAGCTGATGCACATGAAACTACACTTACTGTTGTAGATGCTACAGCTGATAGAACAATTACTTTACCTAACGTATCTGGTACAGTTCCTTTATTAGCTGCAGCAAGTAATACACAAATTACTTCTACACCTGAAGAGTTAAACATCCTTGATGGTGTTACAGCAACTGCAACAGAATTAAATCTTATTGATGGTGTAACAGCTACTACAGCTGAATTAAACATATTAGACGGTGTAACATCTACAGCTGCTGAACTAAATGCCTTAGATGGTATTACTGCAGTAGTCGGAGAACTTAATGCTCTTGACATAGGCTCTACAGCTGTCGGTACAGCAGTAGCTTCTAAAGCAGTTATACTAGACTCTAACAAAGATTATACAGGCATAAGAAACTTAACAATTACTGGTGAGCTAGATGCAGCTACACTAGACATCTCAGGCGATATAGACGTAGACGGCACAACTAACCTAGACGTAGTAGATATAGATGGTGCAGCTAATTTTGCAGCAGACGTAACCTTTGCAGATGGTGCAGATATTATTACTGCTTCAGCAGGAACAAGCAACTTTAGAGCAGGTGTCAACGCAGGTAACTCCATTACAAGTGGTGGTAATTATAATACTGTCGTGGGCGATGAAGCAGGTACTGCTTTGACTACTGCGGATAAAAACGTAGCTATAGGATACCAAGCACTTACCACAGAAACAAGCGGCTACTTAAACATAGCAATTGGTGCTGGTGCGTTACAAACTTCAAATGGTGCTTATTACAATGTAGCAGTAGGACATGAAGCAGGTAATGATATAACCACAGGCATTAGAAACACTCTTATCGGTGGTTTGACAGGAGATGCTTTAACGGATGCTGATTACAACGTAGCCGTTGGTTATGGAGCCTTAACAACTGATACTTTAGGCTCTGGTTCAGTTGCTATTGGTACTGATGCGTTAAATGCTCAAAACTTTACTTCAGCTACCACTTCCTACAACACAGCAGTAGGTACTTTTTCAGGTGCCGCAGTAACCACAGGCACACTCAACACCCTCATAGGTGGTCTTGCAGGTGATGCGATTACTACAGGTTCTAATAATGTTGCTCTAGGACATGATTCTTTAGGATTAAATACTACAGGAGATTCTAATACTGCTATTGGAGAAGATGCATTACAAGCAAATACAACTGCAAGTAATAATGTTGCTGTTGGTAGAAGAGCAATGTTTGCTAATACAACGGGTACTGATAATGTTGCTATGGGACATAATGCTCTTGATGCAAATACAACAGCTTCAAATAATACAGCAATAGGACATGATGCTCTTACAGAAAACACTACAGGTGCTGCTAACACAGCAGTTGGCTCACTAGCTGCTGACGCTCTTACTGTAGGACAGTTTAATACAGCAATAGGTCATACTGCTTTAGGTGCAGATACTCAAGGTAGTCATTCGGTAGCAGTAGGTTACGGGGCATTAACCTTACAGAATTTTACATCAGCCACTAATACTTTTAACACCGCAATTGGTAATAATGCTTTATATGCCAACGCCACAGGTGTTAATAATACAGCGTTAGGTTATTCTTCTTTAGTAGCAAACACTACAGGTGATTTAAATGTAGCTATAGGTGCTAGTTCGTTAGATGCTAACACAACAGGGTCGCGAAATGTCGCTCTTGGAGCGTTTGTATTAACAAATAGTACAACTGCAAGTTTCAACACAGGAGTAGGTGATTCATCTTTAGGGGCTAATACTACAGGCGCAAGTAACACAGCAGTCGGTGAAGGCTCTTTAGATGCAAATACAACAGCGAGTAACAACACCGCAGTGGGTAGAGATGCTTTAGGCGCAAACACTACAGGTGATTTAAACGTAGCGATAGGCTCTACAGCTTTAGATGCTAATACAGTAGGAGACAGAAACGTAGCTCTTGGTTATGCAGCTTTAACAACATTTAATCCTTCTAGTAATGCAGACACCTATAATACAGCAGTAGGTACTGTAGCATTAAAAAATCTAACAACAGGTACTCTTAATACTGCTGTCGGTGGACAAGCAATGGAACTTGCTACTACAGGTGGTAGTAATACTGCTATGGGTTATGGTGCTTTAAACGCAAACACCACAGGTGGTGAGAATGTAGCAGTTGGAAAAGGAGCCTTAGATGCTAATACAACTGCAAGTTATAATACTGCAGGTGGACTTAATGCTTTAGGAGCAAACACCACAGGTGCATCAAATACTGCATTTGGTAATCAGGCTTTATTAGCAAACACCACAGCAGCTAACAACACAGCAGTAGGTCAGTCAGCTTTACTTGCAAACACTACAGGTACAAGAAACGTAGCAATGGGAGCTTTAGCCTTAGACGCTAATACTGTCGGTGGTAAAAATGTAGCTTTAGGTATGGATGCTTTAGGAACTAACGTAGATGGTAGCCGAAGTGTTGCTATCGGTGATTCAGCATTAGCAACTCAAGACCCTGCAAGTGCTGTTGACATGTATAATACAGCGGTTGGTCATGGAGCAGGTAGTGCAGTAACCACAGGTGTTCAAAACACCATCATAGGTGGTCTTGCAGGAGATGCAATTACTACAGCAGCTAATAATACAGCAGTTGGTTTTTCTTCTTTATCACAAAACACAACTGGTACAGCTAATGTAGCAATAGGAGCATCTGCTTTAAATGCTAATACAACTGCGAGTAATAATACAGCAGTAGGTCTTAATGCTTTATTAGCAAACACTACAGGTGCTGAGAACGTAGCAGTTGGTAACTTGGCTTTACAATTAAACACAACAGGTACACATAATGTTGCTATTGGTGCTTCTGATGGTACTAGTGGAGCAACATTAGGAACTAATGAAACAGGTTCTCAAAATACTGCTATTGGTATGCAGTCTTTAAAAGCTAACACCTCAGCAGATAATAACACCGCAGTTGGTTATCGTTCTTTATATGCAAACACTACAGGTGCTGGAAACACATGTATTGGTGCACTTGCTGGTGATTCTATTACAGAAGGCTCAAATAACATTATGATTGGTTATCAATCAGAAGTTAATGGTGCTACAGGCTCAAATCAAATATGTATTGGTATTGATATAAATGCTGGTGGAGATAATAATTTTAGTTTTGGTAAAGCTAGTAATGTTGTTACTAACGATTTTGATGCGGATGCAGATTGGTCACGAAGTTCTGATATTAGATTAAAAAGAAATATTGAAGATACAACATTAGGTTTAAGTTTTATTAATGATTTAAGACCTGTAAAATTTCAATGGAAACCATCTAATGAAGTCCCAGAAATAATGACTTCAGAATACAATAAAAAAAATCAAAAGAATTTAGATTATATTAATCATGGTTTTATAGCACAAGAAGTTAAAGAAGCTATAGATAATCATGGAGATACAACTTTTGGTGGTTGGCATGTTGATGAAAACGACAATGAAACTCAAAGAATTAAAAAGAATATGTTTATTATGCCTTTAATTAAGGCAGTACAAGAACTATCTACAACAGTAGATGAATTAAAACAAGAGTTAAAAACTCTAAAAGGAGAATAATATGGCACAAACAGTAACAGAAGTATTATCAGCTGGAGCAGATTCAGTAACACTTATCAACGCTATAAATGGCGGAACACAAGATGTTACAGGTATGACTCAAGCAGAAATCAATGACACGGTACAAAGAAACGTAGACCACTTAGAAGTAGTCTTAGCCTATGCACCTGTTGATGCAGATGA